AATATGGCAGCCAGCATTCCCTGTGGTATCGGATATTCCCAGTCATTTAGGGTTAAGCGGATAGCTTCAACCGTTCTCTTGGCATCCTCAATGATCTGCTTGTCTGTTTTCTTTTCCGGCAAATATTCCGGGTGGTTCATGATGTCGTCCTGTCCCGGTATCTGCTCCTCTGGTACGTTTTCTCCCTGTTCTGATACGCTTTCTTCCGGTTTTGAAACGTTTTCCGGTAAATTTACAACATTTTTGTTAGTTTCGCTGTCATTTATAACGGATTCTGTTACATTTTCCTCTGTATTCTTCGGATCCGGCTTTGGAATCTCCGGATCAATATCATGAAGTGTCTGCTCTTTCGGTGGTTCTGCTGCCTGCTGCACATCATCCTTCTTTTTGATCGTTGAGATAACTTTGCTCTCTTTTCTAGGTGCTGATTTCGGTTGTACCGGTGCAACTTTTCCTTTTTCTTCCGGCAACTGCTCGCCGTATTCCTTTTCCCAGGATTCTCTCCATGTTTCTGCTGCGTAACTGATCTTTCCAAATGCCTTTTCAATATCCTCTTTGCTGTATACCTCGTTCCGGCTCGCATCACGCAGGTTCAAAAGTTTCACTTCATCACTGTTTTCTGTGATCGCAAGCATATGTGCACCTGCTCCTGGAATACGGACTGTGTAGACAGCTTGTTCATTCGGTATGAGGTTCTCAATGAAGTGTTTTCCTGTCTCTCCATTCTTAACAGCCGAAGTCCACAATTTTTTGTATATTTCTGGTGCATCTTTACCAAGCTGATACATGGTCTTTTCAAGGTTTGTATCAAGTGCCTGCTGCACGCTGTCCTTTTCTTCAAGCATGACTTCAATATCCGTGGTCTTTTTCTCCTCGTCCACGTCTTCTTTAAGCTGCTGGATCTCTGACTTGCTCAGATCCGGTGTCAGTACCTCGTTTACTTCATCCGGCAGCGACAGCATGATCGATAATTTGGCATATCCAAATCCCTGATATTCTGCTTTGAGTTCCGGTGCGTATCCGCCCTCGGAGAACTTATCATTGATGTTCATGAATCTGGATACCTGCGTCTTATCGATCCCGTATTCTGCCTTTGCAAATTCTACGACATTCTGATAGCCGGATTCCGCTAAAATTCTAGTATCGCGCGCCACTTTTAACAGATATCCGATACGGACAAATCCCTCCGCGGTCTTTTTTAACTCTGTGTCAAGCTCCTGCTTGTATTCTGCATAATTTCTGTATTCGATCACTTCGTTCATCACATTGCCTCCATAAAATCATTTTCCAGTGCATCCACCAGCAAGGTTCCCTGTAATCTTCCATGCCAGATCAGCTTCTTTTCTTCTCTTAACTGCTTATATCCATCTTTTCTTGCCTTGTCGCTCTTTTCTGCCAGTTTTTTATCTTCTGCCGATAGATTTTTCTTTACCCACTGCTGCCACTTTCTCAAAAACGGAAGTGCATCATCAAGATCTTTATATGCCTCATTCAGCACTGACTTTTTCTGTCTTATATTTCCTCCCGGCTCAATCTCCAGCGTGTACCACGGTACATCCGGTCTTGCTGCCCTTCTCAGGAACAGCAGGTATGTTTCCCTGATATCCATTCTCTGAAAATAAATATCACATGTGTGAATACAGTGCTTTAATACAATTCCTTCCTCGTAAATGTCCTTAATACTTTTTGGAGCAACGATACAGTACCTGCCTTCACTGTATTCATATTTTGTAAGTTCTCCGGATTCTACCAGGCTCTTGGCATTTTTGAATTTCTTTTCCTTTTCCCGGATCTCTTTTGCTGAATCCTTAAGTGATATCCTCGCCACCAGTTCATTGTGTGCCACTGTGAGGTCTTTCGGTTTTAAAAGCAGTTCTACCGTGCAGTCCATTTTCATTTTCTGCATCATGTCCACATAATCGCACCAGTCACTCCACAGATAATGCATATTCTCTTTTCTTCCAAGTGATCTTCTGTACTCCTGCTGTTTTCTTAGATAGTTGCAGACTTTGTGTATTGACAGATATTGAAAAGGATTTTTGCGTTTTGTGTCTTCCGGGTAGATGTCTGCCTCGCATAAGGTCCTGATGTCCTCATCCTGGTATATGGTGTTATTTCTCTTTTCTTCCTGCAGCCACTTTAAAATCTTTCCGTCCCCATTTATATCCTTTAGTCTTTTTAACCTCCCCTTATCAATGCAGAGCATCTTTCCAAGTTCATGTGCATTTTCATTTTTCTGTGTTTCTTTGTACGCCCAGTCGCTCAATATATATTTTCCAAGCTCTGTAAGTCCTGCTTTCATGCACATTTCTATCAGCGGTCTCTTTTTCTCCATCACCAGATAACGCCCTACATCCTCTGAACATCCACTTTTTACTGCAATCGGATATGATGACTTTGAAGTTTTGAAAACACTCGAAATATTTCTTGTATATATTCTCGTATCATCTGTTGGTATAAAATCTATATTTATCGCATACCAGCATGTTCTCCGTCTCTTATACTCTCCGTATTCATAGGTTTTGATTTCGTTTTCCCGTACAATCTGTCTGTGTGTCTCTATTTCCCAGAATTTACACTCATTTACATTTTTAGTGTCTTTTACATCCCTTCGCCCTGCTACAAACCTGCGCTGGATAAGTCCATCTTTATACCGCTGGATGCAGGTAAACGCTTTGCCTCTCGTTCTTATGTCGTTTCTTTTTCTTGCGCGTGAGATATAAGTTACAAGCTTATGGCATACCTGGCATTTTCCCTGCATATTGTGTTTTGGCATTATTTTAAGTGGCACTGTCTTCAGACATGATGTACAGTATCCCGTCTTTACCCCTGCACCCTTATAGTAGATAAAATTGCTTCCATCAAATCCGTTGTGCCGATACCAGTCTCTAAAACCTTTCGGTGGTTCTCCTATCGGTTTCATTACTTCATCCCACTTATCTATCTGCTCATTTATCCTCTTATCTTCCCGTCTTCTTTTACAACTCTGCTGCCATTCCATAATCCCGGCGCTTCCTGCATGCTTGGTTTTAAGCAGTTTTTTTATCGTATATATGCCTCCAGCATTAAAATACATGTATGTATCGTATTTTCTGTTATACCAGTAGCCTTCTTCCAGATTATCGATCATCGCTGTGCGCCACTTATACGTTCCGTCTTCCTGTCTCTCTCTTGTGATATAGCCTTCTCCCTCATAATTGATGAAAATATCCCATTTTGGTTTTAAGATATTCTTCTCAATATCCTCCCTCGTGCAGATCGAGACTTTTAATATTCCACCTAACTGCTGGCATCTCGTCGCAAGCCAATATCTGTATTTATGCTGTTTACCGTTCCAGTCATTTTTCTTTCCCGACATCCGTAATGCCTCTATCATGCTTTTTGTTGCGTTCAGCGTCCGCAGATTTTCCAATTCTTTTTTATTCATCGTGTACCGCCTTTCCGTCTACACCATAAAAGACATCTTCCTCGAAACCATCTATCCCGATCTCATATACACCGGCATCTGTTATCTCTCCGGCTCTGTTCTCTTTTGCTATGTAAAGCAGGTCACCTTTCTTTCCTCTGGCTTTTGGATGTTTTCCTCTCACGATCACATACCCTGATCCTGCTGCATCCCCGGTTTCTTCACGTACAACTGACGCTATCTTCGCTTTTGGATGTCTGGACATCCAGATAAGACCTCTCATGTACATCTCTGTTTTTGACAGTTCTCTCATGAGCGTGATCTCCGGTGCAGATATCCTGCTGTTCACTCCGTCCTCGTCAATATTGCCACCAAGTTCCACCAGAAAATAGCGGTCATCCGATTTGTTATAATAACTCAATACCCCCAGTGGATCGTCTGTTGCATGGAATCCATCTGCACCACAGTGTGCATTTTCTTCTGTATATTTCACTCCCTGCTCATACTGGAACGTTCCTTTTCCCATTGTGCAGGTAAGATTGCTGTTAAACCCTTTATATGCAAGCATCTTTCTACTCTCCCAAATAATACTTTCTGGCTATTTTCCTGACTTCCATTCTGTTTGGAATGCCGAGGTAAAGCGGTCCGTTGAAATTTTCCAGTTTTCCGTTGTGTTTTACTTTTGTGATCTTAAGGATCTCGGCACTTACCTGTACTTTATTCTCAAAAGAGTACTGGATCAGCTTTGCCATGTATTCTTTCAGGTATTTTCCCTTTTTTCTGACTGCTGCACAGAAAGCTTTGTCTTCCGCACATTCCTCTATCACAGTGTCTTTCCAGTCTGACATGATCCCATCAATTCCCAGCGCCTTGCTCTCAACTGCAATCTTCCCCGCTGCCGCCATTAGGTCACTTGCCAGCTCCGTCACGATTCCGTCTGCATAATCCTCTGCGTCTGCTGCATCCAGTCCATTCTCCTCTGCCAACACCTTAAGGCTTTCAAGGTCTCCCTCTTCCTTTAATCCCTCTGCTGTCATGTTCAATTCTTCCACAGAGTCAAATTCTCCAAATCTTTCAAATAATGCCATAATTTATCTCTCCTTCATTTTGATTTCTTGCCGTAAACTCTCGGTATAAGCGTTTGTCTCGTTCAGCAGAATCCGAACAAGATTGCCCTGCATGAGCCTGTCCAGTTCCTGCCACTTGTCCCGGTTCTTTATCTCGTGACCGTCCGACCTCGTCCAGTCGTTTTTCTTCCAGCGTTTTACATACTCTGCATCCTCATATCCGCTGTACAGGTACTTGGATTCCGTGTAGACTGTCAGGATACATTTTTCTTTCATCCGGTGCAGTGCCTGTATCAGAGCTTCCAGTGTGGATCGGTTCTCATTCATCTGTTGCACCGGTACAACTTCCCTTATCACCGCCGGGTACTTGCAGTTTTCCTTATAGTATTCAAGCGCATATCCTATATGTCCATCCTGCTGCCATCTGCCCCTGATCCCGGTCACTATGTAAATGCTCACTTCCTTCATCCGCTGTCACCTCTTTCCAATGGTTTTATCCTTATCTCCGTGTAACGCAGATAAGATAAGCCTGTGTATTTATTAACTCCGCACACCACGCCTTCCGGATCGATGTAATATCCCGGTGTCGGCTCTGGTCCATTTTTTATGATTTTTCTGACCGTCCATCTGTAGTACTTTTTTCGTTCCGGTTCTTTTGTGACCAGATTTTTTGAACATGAATATGTGGAACATTCTTTTTTCTCCTCCGGTGTGAATAGCGATAACTGCTCGTATCCATCCTCATTTTCGTCCGGCAGTGGCTTTGTTATATAATTTGCCAGACGCCTGAAATCTCCATCCTCATATAACGGTGTGAAATTCACATATCCGTGTTTCTTCCAGTACCTCTGAATCAATTCACTCGTTGCCGGCTCTCCTCGTATCTTGTTGATTATAATGTGTATATGTATTCCGCCTTTTTTTCCTATCTCGATACGCATGATCCATAAAAGCTGTTTCCCCCTCTTTTTGTACGCCCTTCTCATGTTCTGCCAGAAATTAGTCATTATCTTTTTTATCTTCTGCAATGACATTCTTGTGCCCTCTGGGAAAGTCAGTGTTGTCCAGAGATCTCCTTCGTAGAAATTCCATCTGATCTTTCTCCACACTTCTCTCTCTTTCTTCCACTGGTTCTGTTTTTTAATCTGCTCCTGGGTGACTTTCTTCTTTTTCTGTCTCTTCTCTCCCTTCGCTCCGTATTTTCCCTCCCATTTATACTCAATGTCATTGCTGTTTAAAAACTCATATGTGTCCTTCCAATACATGTCTACCTCTAAATGTTTCTAAGTTTAATATACTTATATTGTTAAATAGACCGGGTGAAGCTTGAGTGAAAAAGTAAATTCCGCACGTAAACTTAAATTCCATACGGAAGACTAAATTCTA